AAGCTCTTGACTGGATTTCATAAATAACTATCCCTATTGTATTCATATGGCAACATACCCCGTCGTTAATCAACAAACTGGTGAACAGAAAGAAGTTAAGATGAGTATCCATGATTGGGATCAGTGGAAAACTGATAATCCAGATTGGATTAGAGATTTTTCTGACCCTTCTACGATGCCTGGTTTAGGAGTTGAAGTTGGTGAGTGGCAAGATAAACTTATTAACAGAAATCCTGGATGGGGTGAAGTCCTGAAGAAAGCTGACAAAGCAGGAGGTATTTCTGCCCGATTAGCTAAAAAAGGAATTAATACAACGCAGGGGGATGATTAAGTAGTATGCCAAGAAAAAAGAAAGCAGATCAACCGATAGGTGTAGGATTAACATCTAAGCAGATGAAGAGAAAGAAACCAATTAATACTGATATGATGAGGGATATTGAACCCCTCACTGATAATCAGAAAAAATTATTTGATTCTTATAAAGATGGAAAAAATCTTGTTGCTTATGGTGCAGCAGGAACTGGTAAGACTTTCATTACTCTTTATAATGCACTTCAAGATGTATTAGATCCGAGTACTCCTTATGAAAAGATTTACATTGTAAGATCTTTGGTTGCAACCAGAGAGATTGGGTTTTTACCTGGTGATCATGATGATAAATCATTCCTTTATCAGATACCATACAAGCATATGGTAAAGTATATGTTTGAGATGCCTACAGATGCAGACTTTGAAATGCTCTACGGTAATCTAAAAGCACAAAACACTATTGATTTCTGGAGTACATCATTCATTCGGGGAACAACTCTTGATAAGGCTATCATTATTGTAGATGAGTTTCAAAACTTGAATTATCATGAATTAGATAGTATAATGACAAGGGTTGGTTCATACACTAAGATAATGTTCTGTGGTGATGCAACTCAAACTGACTTGATTAAACAGAATGAACGGAATGGTATCCATGATTTCATGAGGATCCTAAGGGTCATGCCATCATTAAACATCATTGAATTTGGTGTTGAAGATATTGTAAGATCAGGTTTATGTAAAGAATATCTACTTGCAAAATTGGAACTTGGTTTATGACATTTACTCATCATAATTTCTTAGGTGACATTGAATTAGAGAAAAAAGAAACACCTGGTTGTAGATTGTATCAATTACCTGATGGTAGTTGGGTTCCCTCTATTACTTCAGTGACTTCATTTTATAATCGTGATATTTTTATCAAGTGGAGAAAAAGAGTAGGTATAGAAGAAGCAAATAAGATTACTAGGAAAGCCACTGCTCGTGGAACTGATTTTCATGAGGCAGCACAGGCATACTTAGAGAATAAAGAACTTAACTGGGATGATTATAAACCAGCAACTAAGTTCATGTTTCATCATGCAGCACCATATCTGGACAAGATAAATAACATACACGCTATAGAAAGAACTCTTTACTCTGAGTACCTTGGTCTTGCAGGTAGAGTTGATTGTAT